AGCCACAGGCGCAGTTTCCGTAGTAGGAACAAGCGGAGCAACCTTCTATATTACTGGTGTTCAACTAGAATTAGGTTCTTATGCTACTGGATTTGAATTTGAATTTTATTCTTCACTTTTAAGCAAATGCCAACGTTATTATTATTCTGTAAATTCATCGCAATATAACAATACAGGATTAACATTGGCTATGGCAACTGGGTCAACAACTCCAGCATCAAGAAGAATTACAATTCCACTTCCTGTTCCCATGAGAAGTCAGCCAGCAATATCATTTGGTTCTACTGCGCCGCAGTTATATACAGTAGGACTATCAAATTTATCCCCAAATACAGGGACCATAGCTAATTATTCAAGCAACATTATGGCTTCTTTTGATATTAATGCTTCTTGTGGAAAGTATGGCAAAAAATCATTAGTAAAATAATCAATGAATTTGTCTGTTGTATTATCAATATCAGAATAACTTAATAGATTTTTGGAGGTATCTAATGTGTTATCGTTTTGTTCCATCCATTCATAATAAGCTTGCACAAAGGCGACAAAATTCTCATAATCCGGATCATCACGGATGAACCCTGGAAGTTGTGATGGAATTAATAGTGATGTCTTTTGACTACTTGATATCATGTTGTTTTAGCTGTGACTGTGATGTTGATAGCATTTGGGTCAAAAGGATCCAGAGTTACAATTCTATTGTAAGAGGATGATATAATAGTTGAAGTTGGGGTTGCAGATATAGTCAATTGACCTAATGGATTATCTACTTGAATAGGTCCAAATCCACTCAGTTTAATAATACCATTCACATAATCAATTGTGCCAACGTTAGTATTAAAAATGGTTTTTGCATCTTGATTGTTATTATAATATGTTCTTAATGTACCATATTGACCTTGTAACGATACAGTAGCACCACCGTTTTGACCGGTTGTATCTCCTGCAGCTGCAGATATACTTACAAGAGCACTAGTATAATTTATACCAGAATTTAAAACATTGATTGATGTTATATTACCTTTAGTATTGATGAATGCTTCAGCAGTCGCACCAGTACCATCACCTAAAATTGTTACAACAGGTGCAATTGAATATCCGAAACCTGGATTAATAACTGAGATTGATTCAATACCTCCAGAAGTTACTGGAACTTCTTCAACATAAATTCCATCAATATTTTCTAGTAAATTAACTGGATTTCTAAACTGTAAAGCGGGTGCAGTTGTGACACCACTCAAAAATGTTGATCTTTGTAATGGTACACCAAAATAAAAATTATATGTTGTTGGTGTTGTCAAATTAGGATAAAATTTCTTTTGAACTCTAATTGATAATTCATTTGTGATAATAGACGGATCAGCTTTGCTAATCTCAGTTGTCAAATCTGAAGATGAGAATGTTGAATTGAATGTATTTAAAGTTGATTGTGCAAATTTGTTAATTGTATTTGATACTATATTTTGTATTTGTGCAGCCGTCAAATTAGTTTTATTTGGATCATACAATACATTTGAATTAAATTGAATATATGTATAATCCGGATCAACTAAAGTTGGTTCTACTGTCATAACCGAAATTGGTTTAATGACATTTTGAATTAATTTTTGTTTTTGAATTTCAGTTAACGTATATCCGCCACTTGGTTTTAAAGCAATAAACACTTGGCCATAAACTGGTGGGTCATTTTCTTCTCCACCCCAAACGTTAACAGCATCAAAAGTCACACCAAGATTATTTTGTTGAATTAATGTGATGTAGTCTTGTTTTGTGACTGCACGATTTTGTGCGGAATATGATTTTGGAGCTTGATATTTAATAGAAGCAATAGATTCTTTTGGACCGCCACCTTCTGCAGCCAATAAAGAGATAGTACTTGTAGAATAGTTGCCAATATTGGAAGTCAAAACAAAATTATTTGCTCCAGCTGCATCAGAACCTTTGGAAATTAAACAATAAACAACTATGCGTGATCCATCAGTTAATTTTTTACCTAATATTCCATCACCAAAACTAATACGATAAGTTTCGGTTGCTGTTTCTTCTAAGAAATAAACAAGAGAATTGCCATTCAATGTTAAGAAATTAGTGGTAGGTGTATAAACATCAAAAGCTGAACTTGATGGATTAGGATAAACTTCAACTAATAAAGTAGATGTATCAGTATTTGTATTTGGCAACTCAAAACTTGCACTTGGATTACCTGTGGACGAATAGTTAAAAGTTAAAGTAGTTGGTGTACCTTGTTTCAAGGTAACATCATTAAAAGTTGCCGTATTATTGTAAAAAGTGGCGTTTAAAGTATCTGTATTAACAAAAGTATAAGATTGTCCTTTAGATGCTTTAGAAACAAATGTAGAATATCTTGGTAAAGTTAAAGTTGTATTGTTTGCACCACCTCTAGCTATCACATTGACTTTTGCAACTGGTGAACTGACTGATTTTGGTACATAATCTAATAATTTTGCATGTGATACAATAGAACTTCTTAATAACGCAGAATCTAAGAACATCTCATTTGCCACCATATTTAAATAGTAGGCATTGTATTGAGTATTATAAGTTAACACATCCAGCAAAGTTGATAATGCTGAACCTGAAAAGTTATAATCTTTAAAAGTATCTTGACTTTGCAAAAATTTAACAAAGTTGGTTTTTATACTTGTAAAATCTAAATCAGTAACCTGAATATTTGAATTGGCACCGGCCATTATCTGGTCCTCTCTAAAAATACACTAATTTGTGTAGCTTGAGTATTGTTTCCTATGAAAAACTGTAACGTGATGTTGTACCCGTCTTCCTGCGTATTAGCTGACACATTAATCTTATCTATTTTGACTCTTGGTTCAAAATTATTAATAACATTTCTAATTTCTTGTTCAATTGTTGTTTCCATTAAAGGAGTAATGTTTTCAAATAACAAAGCATTAACATTTGAACCCAAACTTGGTTGCCAAGGTCTATCATAAAAATTGGTCTGTAATAGATTTCTAACAGAAGAAATTACGGCACGGTTGTCCAAAACCAAAGATACATCACCTGTGATTGGTTGACGACTGAATGTTAAGTCTATATCGGAGTAAACGTTTGTTATGTTTGCCATTTTCTATTTATGATAGCCTAGGAGTAAAATCGTTTGTCGGAATCTTGGGTATGCGCCGGAGAATTCTTAGGCCGGAACACATTTTTGCGATTTTCGGTTTTATAGTGTAATTCTCTGTTTTATCTTATCTGTTCCAATAAAATTGGATAACAAATATGATTCAGTTTGGCCAATGTTGTTAAACTTTTTTAATTTATTATATTTTTGTACAAAATCAGATTCAGCTAGAAAAAATGCAATATCTGAATTTGCTCTTGTATTCATAGTGGTGGTAATATTAATCAATCGTGAGGTGATTGCAGAAATTTGGCCACCTGATAATGAAGTTGTTGAAGGACGACCTAAAGTTCCAGGAACTATACTATTCAGTACCAAAGAATAATCACTTGCCGTTGTATTAGCCATATCGTTAATAGTATTTGCAATCAAAATACTTGTAAAATTACCAATAATTGGTGCATTGTTACCAATATCATCATGTTTATTTGCAATATAAAGAATAGTTTTTCCTATTGCTATAGCTGTATCATAGTGCGGAAACTGAGATAAATGGTCATCTTGTACAGATGTGACACCAGATATTCTATTAGTGTGTTGTAGAAAGTTATTTGCAGCGTCAATTAAATCTGTTGCGGCTGCTACAATTGGTTCTAATCCCGAAATAGTATAAGTTGAAGATCCACCTTCACCACTAGACACGGTATATGAAAAATTGGTAGTCATTTCAGTCGCATAATTCTCAATACTCAAGGTTGATGCACCAACAGGATTAACAAAGTAATTTCCAGTATTACTTGTAAAAATATCATTTAATTGCCAAGGATCACCGATTTGAGGTAAAGCATTCAACGAATTTGCTGTAGCTCCAGTAAATGTTAAAACGTTATTACCTACCGCTGCAGGATTATATCCTAATAAATTTAAAAGTTGAGACATTTTTTATTTTCCATAATTAAACAAAAGGCATAATAGGAGTTCCTGTTGGACCTTTCAACGAAAGGTGAATATGTGTGTCATAAATTGCTGAATTGGTTACGTCTTGCATCAATACAAAGCTTGATGTACCACCACTAAGATTTCCAATTATAGCTTCACCACAAGCCAAATTTCCAATAGCTGCGGCTTCAGAATTTAATTCACCAATAACACCAACACCGGCATTAAGTTCGGCAAAAGTTCCAACACCTGCAACAATTGCTGCTGTAAACATAGCGGTTGAAGTTATCGCACCTGCACCTAGTCCAGGACTTACAATTAAATCTCCTCCAATTAATACTTGACCAGGAACAGGTACTAAGTATTCTGGACCTATCGAAAGTCCTCCAAGTGCAGAAGCAAATCCTAAAGTTGAACCAATAACACCTTCTGCTGAAATTGAACCGGTTGATGTTATTTTTGCAGCGGTCAATTCACCTTCAATATGTAGGTCTGAACCAAAACTTATACTATCACCATTGTTTAAATTCAATAATCCAGTTGGTGCAACACCAACAGTAAAATCTGCAGCTGTATAAAGATCAATATCACCTTCAGTAGTTACTGAATAATCGCCTTGAACGTGTAATTCATAATTACCTTCAATTTTTTCAATCTTATCACCTTTAACTAAAAGATGTGCATCACCGTATATGGTGACATTACAGGCACCTTTAATCAATACATTTTTATCGTTAGCTATGATTTCATAACCATTACCCCATATCTTTTGCACCATGGTACCGTTTGGATGCATTTCAATGAATGTGTTTGAACGGTGTTGTAGTCTAATACGTTCTCTTGTTGGAGTGTCATCCATCTCAAAAGAATGGCCAGATTCGGTATGTGTTACGTGGTTATAAGGATATTGTGGCACATAAGGTTCACCTGTTTCCAAATTAACATTTGTATTAGCAGCTGACTCTGGTTCAGTCCAGAGGTCAAATATATTCATTGAATTATCATTTGCCATTTTTATGCTTGACTATTTGATGATTGGCTATAAGAACTGATAGGAACAACAGGAATTGGTTTTTCAAAAGCAACTGCGGCAGTTGCTGAAGCTTGAACTGTTGATGTTGTACCATATGTTTCAGCAAGATGAGTTGATAAAGCTGTTGCTATATCTGTTGTAGTTCCTGTTGTTGCATTTGTAACCGCATCACTAATTAGAGAAATAGTTGTATCTGAAATTGCACCAGCTGTTGATCCTGTATTTGTTGTAGCACCAGCCTGAGCAGTTGCAACACTAGATGATTGTGAGGTTGCTGCGGCTGTAGCAACTTTATTTGTTGTGGTTTTTATATTTTGATTTAATTGTGTAAAAGCATCAGATGCGGATGCTTGTTTAGTTGCATTAGGAATAGCTTGTAATGCTTGAGATATTTGAGAAACTGATCCTAAAAATGTATTTAAACAACCTTTTAACACTCGTAATATTTGTGCAGGCATCTTTTTAATTAAATTTACAATTTGATTTAAATTGGTTGTAATAGAAAGTAAAGACTCGGCTTCTCTAATCATTTTAGAAGCCAATTTGGCATATTTTGTAATGATACCCAAATAGTATCTTGCTTCAGAAAATAACTGTGCAACAAATGGTGGACAGAACTCAAATACCTTAAATAGTAAATTTTTAATAGCATTTGCGGCCTGATTCAAAAAAGCTATACTAATTCTTATTACTGATCCGGCGCCGTATCTTTTTGGATATTTTATTGTGTTTACCAAACTGGTAATTGCAGAAACCGCACCTGTAATATTTCCTGCCAAACCATTTAATCCTATGTCATTTAAAAATCCGCAATTATGAAATAAATTAGAATTATTTTTTGATATCGCACTATTATTAATAACACCTCTTGCTAAAGGCGATATTGTTGGAGAACTTATACCATACAGTTGTGTACCTGTCGGAACTTTTGGTGGATTAAGTTCTTTCCACAAATTGTCAATAGTCCTAATTTGTGGAATATTAACATTGAATATATCGCCTCCACCCGCAAGTGAAAACGTAAAGGTTGATCCTTTTAATGTTCCGGTAACACTTGAAGTTGCATCGGAAACACTAGTTGTTAAACTATCTATAGCTGTTGTAAAAGCACTACTTGATGCATCTGCTGTTGTTGTCATTTAAGTACCACTCTCCTCTCCAGTATCGGTTGGTTGTTCATTTGATGATGAATTTGATGACGTATCAGATGCAGGACCAATACTACTTGTGTCTTCGTTTGGTGATTCTACTTGAGAATAACCAGGAATAACACCCCACATGATAGGTGCCTGGCCAGATTCTCCGTCTAAAAAGAAACCTACAACCCATTCACCTAACATAGGTGCTGAAAATGTCTTTGAGTTATTAACAGGATAAATTGGTAACGCCCAAGGCAAATCGGTTGCTGGAATATTAATTAGTGCAGGACTATTCGTATCGGTGAAGTCGCCATGGAAACCAAATATTCTAACTTGACAACGACCTAATCCTAAAGGGTCTGCTCGGTTTTCTATTCTACCGATCCACCATGTAATTCCGTTTCTACCTAAAAAATTTGTTTGCATTATAGTATATTCACTTGGTTAATTGGACCAGCGCTTGTCACATAAGCATTTGGTACAGAATCTGTAACAGCTTCAAAAACACTTTGATAGGTTCCTGTGACATCCATTTTGTGTCTAACTGCTGTTACCATGTATTTAGCAGAGTAATACATGTCTAAACTGGATTCTTTGGTACTATCAGTACTCATGGATGGCAAATTCAATAACACGATTGAACCAACAGTCAATGCAGGATCACCAGGAACCAGAACCTCAACTTTTGTGTGATTCAATACAGCTAACTGTGCTGTGCGATAAGGAACATAAGTTTCTATACCAATGTCATAAGTAATGGAAGATAAGTCGCCACCTACTGAACCGTTTAATACATTCAATATTGTGTCGGAAGTTCTCTCATCAGCATTACCAACTGCTAATTTAAATACCGATTCAGAGGCCTCTGAAACTGTTTGGCCAAATCTATTTTTATAATCTGAGGTAATTTTTTGGCTATTTAATGAACCGCTATTTGGAAAATTTAAATCATAATTGAAAACAATAGACTTGGAAGTTCTTAATAAAGGATCAATTGTGATTAATTTATTTGCGTATGCGCCAGAATTTGTCATCTTTAACGAATCAAAGGTTCTAATAAATTTATAAGATAATATAGAAGTAATATTATAATTAATACTATTTTGTGTTATGGAAGTACTTTGTGGACTATAATTATAAGACGCATAAACATTATCAGACATGATAGATTGTAATGATCTAAAATTAAATCCATTTCTATTTTCATAGAATATCATATCTGCTGATGGGTTATCACTAGCCAATGGTTGAGCATAAGTGCATAACCAGTTAATAGCTTCAAAAGGTTTTAAATTAGGTACTATAAAATTATAAGAACCTTTAGCTTGTTCTATTGTACCTATTTTGCCAGGATCTACTTGTAATCCTTGTGGTGGAGTGTTACCGTCTCCGTTTGTCAGTATATTGATAATGTTTAAATCAATAGTAGAATTTCCAAATGATTTAGCTATTCTTATTTGTTCATTCAACAACACTTCTTCAGAACAAAAATAAATTGGGTATTGTTCTTTTTGTCTAGATACTTGATATCTTTCACCTATTTTATAAACTCTAAAAGTTTTTGTGTAAGGTGCTGGATCATCACTTGGATTAACTTTACCAAAAGAAATTTGAATAAAATTAAATCCTGTCATGTTTAAAGTTTCTAAAAATCCAGAACCGTCAACAATCATAATATACCCACTTATTGCAGGAGCAAATAAATCTTCATGTATATTCAATTCAATAAGTGAAGGTTTTAAATCAAAGGCCTTGCCGTCATTTGATATTAATAATATAGCATCAATTGAATATTGTTGTGGATTGGTAATTCCATCACCGGTTTCAACAACCAATATATAAGGACTAACAACCTCATTATCAACTAATCTAGATACGACTTCTTCCGTCATTTCAAACACCCATCAATTTTTTAAATTGACTTTGTATTGTCGGCAAAAATTTAACATTTAATAAATTTATATTTCTTTTTGATTCATTTACCAATAATTCAGAATCATAAGCACTAACCACATTAACTTCGGTTGTGATTACCGCAGTTTCATCACCAAAGTCAACTGTAACTGTATTGAGTGCAGTATTACTGTATTCGTTTTGGTCTATAATAATTACTTCCCTATTTACCATATTACTCAAAGAATCTGAAGTTGTAATGATCTTTTCGTATCTTGCAATTTGAGATTGTGCAGCTGAAGCAGAACCATATTTGTCTATAATATATGCTGAAAAATTAGCATAAGAAAGTGGCCAATCCCATTCAGGATCAAGCAATTGATTAGAAAACATAACTATCCAGAAATTATCAGGTGAACCATAATACTTACTTGCAATAATTTCTGGTGTTTCTCCTTCTTGTACATCATAAGAATAATACAATAAAGGATTCTTTAATAACTCAGGAATAACATTTACCCTGGCCAAAAGATTGGTCAGTACAATACTATTATTGTTATTATCTGTTGTTACGACTTTTGGTAATGTATTGAAATATTTCATTAGTAACCTGACTCAACTTTAGATTTATCAATAATATCCAATTCTTTGAATTGCAATGTTAATCTAGTTTGTGTTGGTGAACCATCGTAGAATGTTGACCATCCGTTAGGCGCATAATCAACAGCGACACTTTCTAGTGCAGATTCTCCAATTCGGTGAATGAATGGATTTTCTTGTCCTTGAAACAAGAATTGTATATTAAATGTTGAAGGTACAACAAAGAACAATCCACTTTCAGTTGAATTGGCATCTCCAGCGATTTCAGGTGCAGCGTGAAATTTAAATGTTTTGATGATTTGTTGTACGGTTTGCGCTTCAGCCTGTGATTTTGGACTGAACATAAATTCCATTTGAAATGTTCTAAGACTTACTGCCTTGAACAACAATTGAACTTGTGGATTGATAGCTGCAGCAGCTGCTTTCAATAAAGTATCAATTGGAAGTTGTTCGCCTGTTCCTGTGCCTCTAAGAGCACCCAATACTTCTTGTGATGTTCCTGAGAAAGCTCCTGTACCTGCTTGCATGTTATTTTGTACTCTATTTACAAAAGATTCGCCGGTTTGAGCAAATTTTACAATTGGGTAGTCACTTAAATTATCACCTTCATATGACATATCCAAATTCATATTAACTGTATCTGGCATGTAAAGAGATATAGCTCCAGCTAATCTTTGCATTACAGGAGTTATTGAAATTCCCAAAGCCGTTCTTTGTGCAGATAGTGGAGGTCCATCAACTCCAGGAGTTCCAGCGGTTAATGTGACACCACTAGCTGCACCACCTTGAATATATTTACTATTGTCTGGTACATTGATAAAGAATTTAATAACGTGTGGTTTTCTTGTATTATCAACGGAATCTGAATTTAAGTCTTCAGGATATTGCAAAACATTCAGTTCAAAACTATCCGTAAACATATCTTGTAAAGGACCAACGGATCCTCTTACAGTTGATGTTTCTAAAATATTAAATACGGCCATTTATTTGTTTTCCAGGAAAAGATTATACATAGTATTTATATGGCATACCAAGGACTATTCAAACCCAAAAACCCACAAAAATATGTGGGTGATCCAAACAACATCGTTTATCGCTCATCATGGGAGTGTAAGGTGATGTCGTGGCTAGACAAAACACCAGAAATTCTGACATGGGCATCAGAAGAATTAATTGTTCCTTATATATCTCCCGTAGATAACCGCCAACACAGATACTTTCCTGATTTTATAGTTAGAATAAAAACTAAAGAAGGAAAGTTAAAAACCATGATGTTAGAAGTAAAACCAAAATATCAAACTGAAATGCCTAAACCTAAAAAACGCATCACCGAATCTTATAAAAATGAGATTAAGACGTATGCAGTCAACAAAGCCAAATGGAAAGCGGCCGAGGAGTTTTGTTTAGACCGAGGTTGGGAATTCAGAATACTAACTGAAGAACATCTGGGTATCAACTAAATATCATATGGCTTCAAAACTAACTTTACTTGCACAACAACGATCCTCAGCTCAAATTGAAATGATGTCTAAAGAATCATTTCGGTGGTTGGCTACGAAAATTCAAACGTTAAAAGGTATATCAAACATACCTGCCGGTATTGGTCGTGAAGATTTTAGGCACAATAATAGATTTGTTTTGGGTGGTATGTATTACTTTTACTATGATCCAAAAGGCAAAGATGACTTACCATATTATGATAAGTTTCCACTTGTTTTGGCATTGGAAAAGTATTCGGATGGTTTCTTAGGCCTAAATTTACACTATTTGCCTATTAAATACCGAGTGGCATTTTTAGGCAAGTTAATGGACTATGCAGTCTATAACAGAGAAAATGAAATTAAGAGAGTGCGAGTCACATATGATATTTTAAGCGCCTCCAAGCGCTTTAAAGAGTTCAGGCCATGCATAAAACGATACTTGAATTCTCATGTTAGGTCTAAAATACTTGCCGTTCAGCCAAATGAGTGGGATGTGGCAACTTTCTTACCGGTACAGCAGTTCAAAAAGGCAACTTCAAAAGAGGTATGGGAAGATTCGGTACAACAAATTAGGAATACGGTACAACAAATTAGGAATAGTTAAAAATGGCATCAGGTTCAATATCAGAATTTCTACAAAGCTTTAAAACCGATTTGGCAAGACCAAGTAGGTTTGACGTAACTTTGTATCCGCCACAACTTATGCGTAATTCCGACCCAACAGAGTACACTCAACGATTAAATATGAGATGTGAAAACGCAGAGTTGCCTAGCCGAACATTACAGACTTATGATCTAAAGACATATGGTCCGACAGAAAAATTTCCATATCAAAATGCATACAACGATGTAAATTTAACTTTTATTGTTGGTGATGATATGTTTGAAAGACAATTTTTTGATAACTGGATGAATTATATCAGTTCAACTAGTGATTTCAATTTTAAATATAGAAATGATTACGTTACAGATATTAATATTGTGCAATATAACGTAAACAATGAAGCTTCAT